TGTGGGTACTGCATATGTAATAGTGTTCGGTGTGAAAGTGACCATAGACTCTCCATCGATAGTTTCTTTCGCTAAGTCTGATGGAATAAACATAAAGTCGCCTTGCCAAATGCCCGGAATCTTTAGTTTTGGAAATTGAGCAAGGGCAATTTTCATCTTGTCTACTAGAGAGGCCGCGTGTCCGTGATTCTTGTCGATATCAGCATCCGTGTAATTAATTTTTGGAGTCTTGTTGAATAAGGCTTTAGTAGCCACAAAGAACTTTCCATTTTCTGGATTGGTTCCAGCAATAATCGATGGCGAACCATCCACTTTGCTCTGTATATTAATGCCCTTTGAAGCATTGCCTTGGAGAGATGCAATAATTTCTTCTAGCATACGGAGTGCTTCAATTCCACCGGCAAAGCCAGCATTAAAGATAGCATCTTCCAAATGCTCTAAATGTTTGAGTTTTTCTTCCTGAAGATACCGACCTACATTGGTAGGTTCTTTCATATATGAACTAAATTTTTTCATTATTTTCCAACCTTAAATCCAATCTTATTTCTATTTGGATTAGGTGCTCCGCCACCCCAACTAAACTTAAATTTAAGATTTTTAAATTTCTCATATTTGGCAACCAGTGCCTGCTTTTTAACATCGATATTCAGTTGTACTAGTGTAATCTGTCTGACCATCGTTGTCAACTCTTTATTGTATTTGCTTGTTAATACTTCTGTCAAATGATGGCCCATTGGCCCAATTACGAATCCAATAATACCCTTCCCTTTTAACTTCTTCCAACTTCCTTTATCCACTTGTTTGTTCATTTCATCGTGGAAGGGTTTCAGTTTGGTCTGGATTTGTTTATTTGATTTAAAGTCATTTAACCAGAGTTGGATTTTATTTAAATCTATTGAGTTTACCCGAGTGCCCATTGCTGTTGCAAGTTTTTTAATTCCAGGCGTATTCAGTATCACATTCGCTTTGACAATTCCATCCATTACAGAAAGGTCCTTAAGAGCAAATAGTACATCCATCAATGCTTTCTCGGTTTCTGTGAATCCCGTTATATATTCGGGGTCTTTCATATGCTCTTCTAAAACATCGGTTAAATTTTTAACTGTAGTAGAACTTCCTCCACCAGACTTTACCGATATAGGGTATCTCATTCGTCCTCGTATGCCATAAAAATCTGCGAGAGGCTCATTACTTGCTAGTGGGAAGTATGCTTTACTAAAGCCGATGTTTCGGACTGCCCATATACCAGCGAGAATTTCTCCAAAATCTTTTGATATAGTTGCTAAGTCTCTTTTGGAAACCTCATCTGGTGGTAGTATGTCTGATATATCAATACTCTTTCCTTTTTCATCTGCTTTATCTAAGAGTGCTATTAGGAATTTCTTCGTATCTTCACTCAATTTATTCATTGATTTGATATTTGCTTTTACTATTTTTTTAATTCCTGAAGGAGTTTCCTCAATGCCTCCGAGATGAAAAGCATCTGGAGTTAATTGTTTAGTAGTGAGGGATTGTGCCTTGCTATCTTCCGCGGAGCGTGTTTGATTGACAAACAATGCTGTACCCACATCCTTAACAGTAATTTCAAATGTATCATATGTGCCAGATACACTTTCTGAACTATCTTTTATTTTAATTTCTGGGTATTGCTTGAAGAATGCTATTGGGTCCGTACCCACTGCGGCTCTAATATGCCACGTGGTTCCTGCCTTAGCACCACCAGTTACTTTAATTCCTATAGAAGAAAGCAGTGTGGTAATATAATCTTTAACGTCTTTTTGTTCGGTAGTTGCTCGGGCTTCTAACAGGCGAACAAATGAGGTGAATCTCTTCATAATGACCTTCAAGGGGATATGTAATTTACTCTTATTACATATTTATAAGAATCGACAGTTACATTTTGAAGTCTTTAAATGCCTTCTTCTTATTGGCACCGGAAAACATAGATTCCGCTTCTTCATATGAGCGTGGCCCACTAGTCACGGAAGTCGTTCCAATGATGTCTTCCTGTGCTGATTGTTCAGCATCGTACCATTTCATCTTGGGTTTATCGATTCCGATGACGAATCGTCTATTGATAGCAATATCACCGTGACGATTTTTCAACTGTTTCACCATCACTTGATTTAATTCCTCTAGTTCCTCTGTCTGAATAAGAGCGAGAAAGAGGTCAGCAGTTGCTGGCAGACCGAAGGATTCAGATGTATCTTCCAGACCGACATCTGAATTGCCGAAACCAGAACGTGTGGTCTGGGTTGCAGACCAAATAGGCACGTTGAATTCAACTGCTAGACCTCGGAGTTCTTCTGCTATCGCCTTAACGTATGTATAAGAGTTAACAGATTGAGAACCTACGAGCCTTTGAGATGCACATATATTAAGATAATCGACATATATAATGTCTGGTTTGAAATCTTTCTTTAATGATAATTCGTTGAGCAAATGTCTAAAATGACCTGTATGTGCCTGAGATGTTGGGAATTCCTTGATGATTATCTTGCCTTTTACTTTCTGTTTAAGTTGCTCCATTTTGCGGTCGTACATCACCTTAGTTAAATCTTTCAGGCGATTCAATTCGATATCAAGCAGGTTGGCGTCTATTCTTTCAGCAATACGTTCCTCTGCCATTTCCATTGTGACGTATAGAACATTCTTTCCTATCGTCAGATTCGATGCGGCCATATGACACATACCGATAGTCTTACCGACACCAGTACCAGCCATAAGAATATTTAATGATTTTCGTGTGACTCCACCTTGGGTAATCTTATTCAGGTATTCAATGTCAAACGGAATCTTCTCTTCTCTTGTGTGGTAGAATTCATATCGCTCATCGGAATCTTCTAGGAAATCGTGGCCGATATGTGTATCGAATGTTACTGCTAAGGCTTCAGACAATAGTTCGGGTATCGCACCATCAGTTTTCTTCTTGTGCTTACCATCAATAATCTCTATTGACTCCATAATAGCATTATAGACTGCCTTGTCTTTACAGAATTTCTCTGTTTCGTCAAGGAGCCATTGCTGATTATTGTCTGTCTTTCCAAGAGATTTGATTAATGCTTCTGCTTCCTCGTATATCGTAGACGATAGATTTTCCCTTTCGTCTATGGCGATTTGAAGTGCCTCTTTGGTCGGCACATCATTGTATTTCGCATAGAATGTTTGTATTTCGTGGAACACCGCTTTCTCTGTGGCGTCTTGGAAATAATCATCCTTCAGAAAGACAATTGACTTTCTGGCGAATTCTTCATTGTGTAATAGATTTGATAATATCGTGGCTTCTATATTCACGTATTTTCCCTCAAATTTGCATCTGCTACTTCTAGTTTAATTGCTCTCTCCACTTGTTGCTTTACGATAGCATTTATCTCCTCTTCATAGTGAGACTTATCTAATCCATTCTCATCTATGAAATTATATCCAAACGATATTTTATCACAATCATCGGACAGTGTCAAGTCATATATCGCAAAAGTTGTCTTATCTTTAGTCCTTACATAAAAGACTTCATTGTCAGCCATTTTGGGCCTCTGCATCAATCGACTGAAGGAGTCCAGAACCCATTGAGTATCGTTTCTCAACATATTCTATGAATTTTGGATGGACCAAAATATCTTCCCAGAAATCTTTGCCCTCTGTGGCGATTGCTCGAACTTTATCCTCTGACACTTCGCCAGTATTCATATCGACCTTTGCATACCATCCCATTGACGGTTTGTCAACAAATCCGCCCTCAAGAGCAACGTCTAGTAATCCAGAGTATTTCTTAATGCCACCTTCCCACGTAACTGAAATAGGAATCTTGCTCTTCTCTTTAACGAACCTAGATTTCTCTACGTTGATAATGAAGTTGTAGCCTTGGATTTCGGTTCCCTTCTTGTCTTGTTGTCTCCCTATAATCCAAATATTATCAGCAGAGTAATATACACCAGTACCGCCAGAAACGACTGCTTTAGAGAACATCTCCTGCGTTTGGTAAGTATGATTGACTGCGACTAGTGGAACATCTCTTAATGTGAGATAGGGAGTTATCATTCGGAACAATGACTTGAGTTGTTTTGCTCGTGTCATATCCGCAACGGACTTTTCGTTCTGTGCATCTTCGACTTCCTTCTTGGAAGCGAGGTTGCCAATAGAGTCTATCATAACGAATACTTTATCTTCCACTTCCAGATTATCAAGTTGCTTGACTAGGTCAAATTTCAACTCTTCGATATTCTTAGTTGGAACGTGAAGGACTCTATCAGTATCAATCTTCAAAGAACTAAAGTAGCCCTGTGGAGTACCGAATTCAGAGTCATAGAATAAGCATATTGATTCTGGATATTTATCCATATATCCTTTCATCATCAATAGACCAAATGCTGTTTTGAAATGCTTTGATGGACCCGCAAGAACTGTCAGGCCGCTGGTAAGGCCGCCGTCCAGTTTGCCACTTAATGCGACATTAACCATCGGGACCGAGGTGGGAATTACATCTTTCTCTGTGAATAGAGAGGATTTTGTTAACTGGGTAGATTTGATTGAACCTGCTTTTCGCAGTTTATCTAACAATCTTTTTTGTGCGACTATAGAATCACTCATTTATTTCTCCATAATATACGTCAATTTTGGTACATTATACACCAATTGACAGGTGTTGTCAAGTCTTTTTTATCTTTTTACTGGGTGGTCAAGTAAATCTTTCAAATCATATGGTTTCCTCAAATTTCCCCAACGTGTGAAGTAGATTATTGGAAACTTTGGAAACATCTTCAAGAATTCTGCCGTGGTATGGCCCATCCCTTTTGCGACTAGGACGTGGTCAATTGGCACTGAACCTTTTCCAAAAATCTCTCTTGCTTCGATTAGTGTCTCTATGCGGGCAGTGGTTGCCTGAAATCCATTCAGTGACATTACTTCAGCGGCAATGGCTTCTGACCATATATCACCAATGATATATCCATCTTCATCAAGAACATATTCATTGTCTGTTTCTATCAGACCGAATTTACTTCTTGACGTAAGATTGGCAATATTCTCCTGAAAGTTCGCACTGAACTGGTCAAAAGTTTTTGCTCCTGATTGTGATGCTTGAGCAATTGCATTTAAATCTATTTTAGCCATTCTATTTTCCTATCCAAAAAATGATTCAAGCGAACTCTTTTCTTCCCAATCCCAACCTACGGGCTGAAGAACTCCTTCTAACGGAGAGAGGAACGCCTTTTCAAATTGTGTATCATAATCGACCCATCGTTCAACCTCGAATTCTGGTGGGAGTCCATCAAGAAAAGCAATCGCATTAGAGTTGAAGGGATTAGGTGTTTTCAAGTATACGAACTTCAACTTGGCACCATCACCAATCTTCTCGACATTCTTAATATTATGCTTCTTTAGTAACCCGTTATACACTTTGGCCGCTCGTGCGTGAATCGGCACCGACTTCGTGGCGTGTTCATATTTCGTGTAATCGCTTAGTCCTCTCGGAAATGCAATCTCGGGTATGTCTAATTCAACAAACTCCTTCTTATATTTATGCACCAAGGATTGTAATTGTTGCTCATTCCCTGTTAACATTATATTAACTGCTTCCTTGAGTTTACCACGAACATTCGCTGGTGTTGACGATTTGACAATCTCCATACCCATAACTTTCATCTTAGGGGTCTTATATCGTACCCCCTCTGAATCATAGACATTAAGGGCATAGCGTTTCTTTGCAGTCCACACGGCCTTGTCTGCAATCACCTCTCTACCCATAAACATCTTTTGCTCATAGGCATTAACGTAATCTGCTAGTTCCTGATAGGATTTGGCAATGTATGGCTCAAACGCTTCTTGGGTTGCTTTGTCGATAACGTCACAAATCTTATTCTTATCATCCGATTTGATGAACTTCTCAACAAATTTCCCTAGTCGTAAATATACCGAATCAGTGTCAATAGCAACAACATAATCATAATCTTTACTCCCTAAATATTTGTTTAGAAAGTCATTCAGAGCCTTTTCAATCCATCGAATCGCTAATTGACCACCAGTGGTGACCGCTTCAGCGTTGCGTAAATCAAAATATCTGAACCACTGATTACCAATGGCGCCATAAGCAGAGTTCAACTGAATCTTTTTGGCCATCTGAATATTGAGATACTTTGATATCTCGTTATCTGTGTCCTCGCCTTCTTCTTTTCGTTTTTGGGCGTCAAGCATCTTCTCTTTAAAGACTACTCGGTCAGCATAGATTTTCTCCATTAGTGTCGGGAGAAATCCACGCTTGTCTTTTCGATACATCGTTCCGTTTGGTGCAACGGTATATTTTTTCTTATGAACGTCTGACAGGTCTGCCTCTTTTGTCAAGAGGTTCTCTACATCCACATCCGACTTGTGTCCAACAATCGTTTCAGGTGAGATGTTGTACTGCATAATCAAATGTGGATATAGGGAGTTTAAATCAAACGATACTACCCAGTCGTGGAAACCAGTGATTGGTTCCTTAACGTAAGCACCGACAAAGGCAGTGTTCTTAGAATTTCTGTTACTCGCAGGGCAGACGATATCTTGTTTTCGTAGGTGGTCATAGATTATTGCATCCCACATCTTAACGGTGCCGAATACGTCTACGAAATTAATCTTGGCATCATATGCCATCGTCATACCCAAATCGATTAACTTTAACTTATCATCAATTCGCTGAACTAATTCAACGTCTTTGATATTATAGTCAATGAACTTCTGGTGATTTGTACGGGCAAGTTTAAAGAGGGTGCCCGCCTCTTCGTATGAAATCTTCCGTTCGCCTAATTCAATAAAGGCGATATGGTCTAATCTAAACGATTCTTGATTCGCATACGTAAACTTCTTATAGAGTTGGAGATAGTCCATCGTAGCCACGCCGAATAT